TGATATTGCATTTGGTGACTATATCGGATATTATGAATCAGAAACAAGAGTTAGATATTATTCCGTAATAGATGATGGTCGTGTTGTTTCAGATAACAAACATACTTATGCGGGATACAAACCATTTTACAGAACAATAACAGCGGCTCCTGTGACAGATAACGAATTTAGAGGATTATAAGATGGCATTTCCGAAAAAAATAAAAAAACACTTACCACTTAATTATCCGAAAACTCTATTTCCAAGAAGAGAAGAGTTGTTGGAAAAAATTAATCAAGATGGAACATTCTTACCTAAATCAATTTTACATGCGGATTTAGATAAAGGTTTTTTGGATTTCGTTAAAAACGATTTGGGATTAGTTGTTGAGGGAATGACAGTGCCAACGGTAGATATAATAATCACAACACAAAATTGGGCTCAGTTTACCGAAACATGGAATTTTGTTGATTTAGATTTCAACGTAAAACCACCATTTATTACAACAGTAAGGACTCCTGAAGTTAAGTTTGGAACAAATCCTGCCACACTTTATAACATACCAAATAGAAGACAATATTTTTACGCAACAGTACCAACATGGGACGGAAAAAAAATAGGTGCTGATGTATACAAAATACCTCAACCAATTCCTGTCGACATTACATACCAAGTGAAAATTGTGTGTAATAGAATGAGAGAATTAAATAAGTTCAATCAAGTGGTACTTGGAAAATTTGCGTCTCGTCAGGCGTATACGGTAGTAAAGGGACATTACATTCCTATTATATGGAACAATATCAGTGATGAATCGGTTATGGACTTGGACAAAAGAAAATACTATGTTCAGAGTTATGAGTTTATAATGTTGGGATTCTTGATAGACGAAGAAGAATTTACTGTTAGTCCTGCGATTAATAGAGTTGTACAAATTTTTGAATCTGATGGTAGATTGATAACAAAAAAAACTAAGGGGAGAAATGAACCACAAGAAATGAAAGAGGTGATATTAAACTTTCCATCCGGTACTACCGAAGTAATCAAAACATTCAATCTAACCGATTCATTGTCATTACTTAATACCACAAACGTATTATCGTTTGATGTTTATATAGATAATGATTATTATGGTTCCGATTTAACCACTATACAAATCAGTACTAATGATAATGTGAAATTTATAGTGACAAAGTCTGATAACACGTTGGATTCAGAAATTAAGTTTGAGTCATTCAACAACACTTAATTTTCACCATAAACGTCTTTCTTGTCAGCACACTTTTCACGAATTAAAGTTTCTAAAAAACGATAAATTTTTATCCCTCTTTTTTCACAATACCTCTTTAAGATGTCGTGAACTTCTTTAGAAATCTTTAAATTTTTTACTTCTGAGTCTTTAGAATCCATAAGATAAAAAAGGTAGAAAATAATCTACCTAATTTATAAATATTTTGAAACAAGTAAAGTTTTTGGTTTTTGAGGTAATATTTATTGAGAAAATAATAAATCTAAAAAAACTCAAAAAAAATGGCAAACAGTAAAGTTTTCGTTTCTCCTGGAGTTTACACATCTGAAGTTGATTTGACTTTTGTTGCTTCTAGTGTTGGTGTTACAACGTTGGGTATTGTGGGTGAGACTCTTAAGGGTCCAGCTTTCGAACCAATTTTCATCAAGAACTATGACGAATTTCAAACAATATTCGGAGGGACATCTCCAGAAAAATTTGTGAACACACAAATTCCTAAATATGAGGCGGCATATATTGCTAAGGCGTATTTACAACAATCAAATCAATTATTCGTATCAAGAATCCTCGGTCTATCAGGGTATGATGCGGGTCCATCTTGGTCTATTAAAACTATCGCGAATGTCGATGCAAGTACAATAGGTTATAATGGTACAACAAACGCGGGGGCACCAAGTACGATTCAGTTCAGTGCTGATACGTCTAGTGGTAGTTTTAATACTTATTCTTTTGGTTTTGATGAAACTACACTTGCGTCAACTTTGACAGGAATTGACATATATGAAAGTTATAGAAAAATAGATGGTAGTACATCTACGATTGTAGATGATGTGAAAGATTGGATTTCTGATATAATATCATATTATGAAGATACTACAGTTTCAGTGGATGAACCAATAGTTCATTTCTGGGGTTCTATACCAAGTTCTAACTATGATGGTTTATCTTCATATACTGCACAAACAAATGTTTTCGGTGTAAATGCGGTTTCTTTATCAGCGAACACTCTTCCAAGTAGTGATAATGACCCTTGGTATTATGCAACTTTTGATAATTCTAATGGTTCTTACACTGGTTTAGGTTTCTATATTATACAAACACCAACACAAGCTCTCTCAATTGGTCTATCTGATATCCAAGGGTACATGGATGTAGTTTTCTTTGAATATTCAGGTACATCCTTTTCTGATTACGAGAATTTAGTTGTTGCAACTCTACGTTCGAGAGGTAAATCGGCATACATATCAGATAATGGGCCTGTTTACGAAGTTCCCACAATTTCAAATGTAAATATGATTTGTACGGGTTCATATTCAGGAGTTTCTTCTAATCCATATTCAACTTTCAAATTATCAGGTTTGACTAGAACTAATCAAACGTTCCAATTTGAAACATCACTATTGAACTCCAATACAAATTATATTTCCAAAGTATTTGGTGTTTCTAATTTTGACAAACCAAAGACAGAGGTTCCTTTGTTTGTTGAAGAAAGTTATTCAAACTTACTTAATTACGCATATAATAAAGGATACATCAGAGGTCTTAATTGTAATTTAATTCCATTAGAATCTGCTAGAAGTGGTTCAACTACATCATTAGGAAATTATTTGGAACAATACCAAACACCTGAAACACCTTGGGTGGTTTCGGAAGTTCGAGGAGACACCGTGTTCAGATTATTCAAGTTCAGAACAATTTCTGATGGTAATTCAGCAAACAGAGAAATCAAAATCTCTTTGGCTAATATGTCCTTTGTAAATAATACATTCGACGTTCTTGTAAGAGATTACTATGACTCAGACCAAAATCCTGTTGTGATTGAAAAATTCACACAATGTTCGATGAATCCTAACTTAAACAATTATGTTGCAAAAAGAATTGGTTCTACAAATGGTGAATATTCTTTAATTTCTAAATTTGTAATGGTTGAGATGAACACGGATGCACCGGTTGATTCATTACCTTGTGGTTTCGAAGGATATGTAATGAGAACATATAGTGGATACACAGTTAATAAACCACCGTTCGTAATCTATAAAACAAAATACGAAGACCCTGGCACTACTATTTTTGAACCACCATTTAACACACCAATAGGTGCTGGAATAAGTTTAACAACTAATGGTGACAATGTTAGAAGAACTTATTTGGGTATTTCAGATAGAGTTGGATTCGATGGAGATTTCTTTGATTACAAAGGAAAGGTAAGAGCTGGAAATCTTTGTATTGAAGCAACTCAAGATTCTTGGGATTACAAAGTTAGAGGATTCCACATGGATAAAGAGGCTAGTGCGATTACAATATCAAACACTTATCAAACAAGTGGTACACCTGAATTCTTCGTCGGGGATGCAACATTCCAATCTGAACCTGAAAACTCAGATAATCCATACTTCAGAACATTCGCAAGAAAATTCACTTTATTACCAGCAGGTGGTTTTGATGGTTGGGATATCTATACTGAATCAAGAACAAATACAGACAGATTCATTTTAGGTGGTACCGGATATAAGAAAGGGGCTTGTCCTAATTCTAGATACCCATCCGCAACAGGAAGTGGTACTTTCAAACAAATCACAATTGACCAAAATACTGTGGATTACGCTAACACAGACTACTACGCATACTTGTTGGGTATGGAAACTATGTCTAACCCTGAGGCAGTAAACATCAACGTTTTTGTAACACCTGGTATTGATTATGTAAACAACTCATTATTGGTAAATCAAGCGGTTAATATTGTAGAATTTGATAGGGCGGACTCAATATATTTGGTAACAACACCAGACTGGGAAATGTTCGTACCGAATACAAATGATACTCAAGACCAAATATTACCACAATCTGCGGTTGATAACTTAGTAAACTCAAATATTGATTCAAACTATACCGCAACTTACTATCCTTGGGTGTTGACAAGAGACACGGTGAATAATACACAAATCTATATTCCACCAACTGCGGAAGTAACAAGAAACTTGGCACTTACCGATAATGTTGCTTTCCCTTGGTTCGCAACTGCGGGTTATACAAGAGGTCTTGTAAATGCTGTCAAAGCAAGAAAGAAACTTTCACAAGAAGACAGAGATGTTCTTTACGAAGGAAGAATCAATCCAATCGCGACTTTCTCAGACGTAGGAACTGTAATTTGGGGTAATAAAACTCTACAAATCGCACAATCGGCACTTGATAGAATCAACGTAAGAAGATTGTTATTACAAGCACGTAAGTTGATTTCTGCGGTATCTGTAAGATTACTATTCGAACAAAACGACGATATTGTAAGACAACAATTCTTGGATGCTGTTAATCCTATTTTGGATTCAATTAGAAGAGATAGAGGTCTTTATGATTTCAGAGTGACTGTAAGAAATACACCTGAAGACTTGGATGCTAATAGATTGGTTGGTTCGATTTATATCAAACCTACAAGAGCGTTGGAATTCATCGACATAACATTCTACATTACTCCAACAGGTGCGTCATTTGAAAATATCTAACGTATGGATAATAAAAATAAAAAAACGACAACTCAAATAAAAGAGACCAAACCGAAAAAAATAGTAGTAAGTGAGGCTCAATTAGAAAGGTTGATTCAAAAATTGTCAAAATGATTAAAAAAGGGATATATAAAAAACCAGCTTCCGTGTCCGAAGGGATTACGGAGGCTGGAACTCCCGACATGAAGTATTATGCTTTTGATTGGGATGATAACATTATGAACATGCCAACAAAAATTATCCTGAAAAACGATGATGGTGAAGAAGTCGGAATGTCAACTGAAGATTTCGCACATTACAGAAGTATGATTGGTAAAGAAGACTTTCAATATGAGGGTGAAACAATTGTAGGTTTTGGTGAAAATGCTTTCAGAAACTTCGGAGTTGAGGGTGATAGAAAATTTATTATAGATTCTATGACCGCACCTACAGGACCTGCTTGGTCTGATTTTGTGGAAGCAATCAACAACGGTTCAATATTTGCAATTATCACCGCAAGAGGACACACACCATCTGTTTTGAGAGAGGCTTGTTATAATCTTATATTATCCAACAGAGATGGTATATCATTTATGGAACTTGTAAAAAATTTGGAGAAATACAGAGACATTGCAGGTTATGACGGTACACAAGATAAAATGGAGATTTTAGACGAATATCTTGATTTATGTCGATTTTATCCTGTATCATACGGTGAAGGTTCTGCCACAAGTCCTGAAGAAGGTAAAATAAAGGCGATGAAAGAATTCATATCATATATAAAAGAAATCTCAAATACGATTGGAAAAAAGGCATTCCTTAAAAATGATGTTAGTAATAACTTCATTCCTGAACCAACTTTAGGTTTTTCTGACGATGATATAAGAAATGTTGAAACTATGAAAAAACATTTCGAAAACGAACCCGATAATATTTTACAAACTTACTCAACCGCTGGCGGAATTAAAAGGAAATACTAAAAAAAAATAAATTTGATAATATTTATCATAAAAATAAACTGAACAAAAAAATAAAATAAAATGGCTGATTTACTAATGAAAATGCCGATACCTTATGAACCGAAACGACAAAATAGGTTCATCTTGAGATTCCCTTCGAGTCTAGGTATCAACGAATGGTTTGTAGAAAGTGCAAAAAGACCTTCGATTAAAATCGCAGCAACCGAAATACAATTCTTGAACACTTCAACTTACGTTGCGGGTAGATTCAATTGGGATGAAATCGGTGTTAAATTCCGTGACCCTATCGGACCATCAGCGGCTCAGGCTCTTATGGAATGGGTACGTCTCTGTGCAGAATCCGTTACAGGTCGTATGGGTTATGCGGCAGGATATAAAAAAGATATTGACTTGGAAATGTTGGACCCAACCGGTGTTGTGGTAGAAAAATGGATTTTACAAGGAACATTCTTGTCAAGTGTTGACTTTGGTGCTTTGGGTTATTCAACAGACAACTTAGCAGATATTTCTGCTAACCTGAGAATGGACCGTTGTATCTTAGTATACTAAAAATTTTCGAACAATTACTTACAAAAAGTCCCAATAGGGACTTTTTTTGTTTATTTTAATTTTTTGTATCATATGTTTTGAACAAAAACAAATTATGGAAGATTACAAATCATATGGACAAAACTCGTTTAATTTACCTCATGACTTGGTACAGTTACCAACAGGGGGAATTTTTTACAAATCAAAAAAGAAATCTGTTAAAGTAGGTTATTTGACTGCTGCGGATGAAAATATAATTTTGGGGTCTTTGAATAATAATGTTAAAGATGGTGTTGTATTGTCTTTATTAAGGAATAAACTATTCGAGCCTGACTTAAGACCTGAAGAGTTGTTAACTGGGGATATCGAAGCGATTTTGATTTTCCTAAGAAATACATCATTCGGTTCTGAATATACAATAGGTCTTACTGACCCAGCAACCAAGGAAAAATTTAACCACACAGTTTTATTGGATGAAATCAATATAAAAAAATGTGAACACAAACCTAATGAACAAGGTTTTTTTGAGGTCACTCTTCCAAAAAGCGGAATGAAGGCTAAACTTAAACCAATGAACATGTTCGATACAATGGATATCGATAGAATGGTTAATGAATATCCTGCCGGAAGAGTAGCACCAAAAGTTTCATGGAGATTAAACAAACAAATCATCTCACTAAACGACAATGAAGATAGAGGTTTCATTTCTCAGTCTATTGAAACATTACCAATAGGTGATTCTAAATTCATAAGAAATTTTCTAAACGACAATGAACCAAGTTTAGATTTAAAAAGAGTTGCAATAGCCCCGTCAGGAGAAAAGGTTGAATTTGATATCAACTTCGGGGTGGAGTTTTTTCGGCCATTCTTCTGATTATACCAAATCTTTAGTAGACCAATTTTACTATCTAGCGAAGTACCTTCATATTTCGTATAGCGACTTTCAACTCATACCTACATATATGAGAAGATACCTTTTAGATAAACTTGTTGAGGACAATTCACCAAAAAACTAACAAGATTGTATTTATAAATTAAAAGTCATATGCTTTATCAAAACGACGGAGATGTTAATCCATCAAGTTCTATTCCACCTGCACAAAGTAGTAGTATCTACGACACAGGTTTTAAGGATAAGATAGGGGAAGTAAAAAACAGAATCACAAACATAGGAGAAACCCTAAAAGAGTTAGAATTAGGTGCTGAAAGGGTTTCCGAAACATTTGGTTTCGCTGGTGATAAAGTCCGAAACATGGAGATTTCAATTGGAAAATCTGCAACAGGACTTTTGGAGGTTTCAAAAAATGCGATGACATATGAAGCAGCACTGAAAAGGGCTTCAGAAATTGTTGTAGAGGTCTCTAATGCAACAAAAAGAAGTTTTGTAGCATCTGCTGAAGTTATAAAAGGTTTAGAAACAACTTCGCAAGCAACTGGAGTTTCTACTAAAGACTTAGCGGCTAATTTTTCAGAGGTTGGTTTCCAACTGACAGATGTTCAAGACCAAATGAAAACAGCCGCAAATGTTGCACAAAAACTTGGAGTCAATGTAGGAGCGGTAGCGGCCGGTGTTTCGGCAAATCTAAATAAATTAAATCAATACAATTTCCAAAACGGAGTTGAAGGATTGGCAAAAATGGTTGCAAAATCCGCAGTTTTGGGAGTTAATATGGAGGATGTTTTTAAAATAGCTGAGAAGGCTTTTGACCCTGAACAAGCGATTGATTTGGCGGCTAACTTACAAAGGCTCGGAGTTACTACTTCTGACTTATTGGACCCACTGAAAGTTATGGATTTAGGTCAGAATAATCCTGAAGAACTGATGAATCAAATGGTTAATGTCACCAAAGGATTGACAAAAATTGATGAAACTTCAGGAAAGGTAAGTATTTTACCTGGTGAAATGGGAAGGATGAGAGAGTTGGCAAATGCGATGGGTATGCCATTACAAAAATTCACAGAGATGACCATTAAGTCGGCCGAGTTGGAAAATAAGATGAAAAAAATAAGTTTCCCTGAAATGAAGGTTCCAATGACGGAAGAAGATAGAGAGATGATTGCTAATATCGCTCAGTTCGATAAGAAGTCTGGTGAATACAAGGTAAAATTTATAGATGAAAAAGGGGATGAAAAAGAGGTTGCGGTCAACAAGTTGGCACCTGAGGACGTTGAATTGTTAAAAAAACAAGCTCAACCAAAAAGTATGGAAGAATATGCCAAAGACCAGTTAACCGTTGGTCAAAAAATGTTAAAACAATTAGAATACATTGCATCGGCAGGAAGGGCGGGTGTCACTCAGTCGGCGGGCGGTAGAGACTATAGAGCAAGCACAGACAAATTAATGCAAGAGTCCATGAATGCAACATTCAAAAAAGATAAAAAGGACAAAGATTTACATGATATTTCCAAAGAAACATTAGGGGATATTGGAAATGCAATGGCTGAAATACCAACAAGAATAGCTGGAGATTTAGTTAAGGGACTACAAGAAGGGGACATTACAAAAGTAATGACAACTTTAGAAGGATTGGGCCCACAATTCGAAACAATAGCAGGTAAAATGTCAACCAAACTACCAGAAATGACTAAAGAAACTATGAATTCGGTAGGTAATACCTTACAAGCGGCTTCTGATGAAATTAAAAGAAAAAGAGCTGAAAGACTAGGAGGTACTACTTCTTCATCAGCAGGTGGTGGTACTTCAGCTGGAGCAGGAACCACCTCAGGTTCTGGGTCAGGTGCGGGTGGTGCTTCAAGTATGAATTGGCATGAAACTTTAGACCAAACAATGGAACAAATGAGAAGCACAATGCAATCTCCAGCCACAATCACAACTCCAGAAAATAAAACACCTGAACAAATACAACAAGAAAAAAATGAAGAAGAATTCAAAGCAATGGAAGAATTATTAACGGCTTCATTAGAAAAGTCTGAATCACCCGCAGTTAATATGGGTCCCGTAATTGATTCGGACATCACTCAAACTGATAGGATAGTTGATAGACTTGATATGTTAATAGAAGTTTCAAAAGAAAATAACTTTGAAATTGATTATTCTAAATTTAATTCCAACCCAGTAGATGAAAATTATTTAGCCGTTTTTGAACCCTTGATGAGTAAGTTCGATAGTTTGATTACCTCACAAGAAAAGTTATTAGGTGTAAAATCATTGGAACCAACAACCATAGAAAAAAAAGAACTTAAAGAAAGTTCTTCCGAAAGCGAACTTACCAAAGTCGAGGTAAGTGAAGTAAAACAAATGTTGACACCTGAACAGGCTGCAACACAAACTTCGGAAGGTTTAGATAAAGTTTACGAAGTTGCGCCAACCGAATTATCGAAACAACCAATAACAGAATTAACACCAAATACTACAAAGTCGGAATCTAACTTAGATGTTGGAGGACAAATCACTATTGTTGTAGAGGTCAGAGGTGTACCAAACGAATTCTCAAGATACGTAACAGATGAAGTAAAAAGAATGGTAGGTAATGGAGAGTTCACCGATGCAATTTATACGCAAATCAAAAACAAAGAAAATGGATATGGACAACTTCAGGGTAAACCATATTCTACTCCACCTGGATTTGGATAATTGATAGGTATTACCTAAAAAAAACAGATTTCAATCTATTTATTTTTTAGAATACTCTGAAAAAATGCCGACAATACCCGTTAATGTAAATCCTGCTGATGTAGAAGTACCAATTGGTGGAAGTTTTTTATCATATGAACCATCTCAAATTTTCAGAGAAAATTTGATACTTCTTAATTTAAAACCATACACAATAAATGGTATCAATTCAGAACCACAAGGGTCTATATCATATCTGCAAACACAACCTGACTTATCAGCACCCGAAACGTTATTCTTTTTGGATGGTTATGGACCACCGATAATTAGAAATGACAACCCTGGTGCCAAAATTGTTCCGTCAGTTTATACTCCATATAGTATTCTCACAAGTAATGACCCACAGGGAAATCCTGGTCCCCTTTCGGAAGATTCTTATCTCGCCAAAATTGGAGCACAAGTTCTAAAAAAGTCTTTAGTAGATTCAAGTGCGGTTTATGAAGAGTTATATACAACAGGTGGAGAACAGATAAGTTTTAAAATCACAACCACTGATGTTAACGACACGTTTGAAAGTAAATTAGAAGGTGCATATCAACCAACATCACCAATACCAGGAGATTACTTTTTAGATGGTTTAAATAAAAGAACGACGGATACTTTAGGTGAGGCAATAAATTCTATTGCCGGTAGAAGTACAACTGTAGGAGGAGTCTTTAATGGTAGTCTTACTAGACAAATTAATCCTTCACAAATATTCCTTCAAAATACAACCGAAGGACAAAAAGGTATTTTGTTTTCAAATCTATCATACAATATTTACCGTCCTGCTTATGGAGATTCTACAGGTAGTGGATTGTTAGGTAATCTAATAACAACAGGTATCAACAACTTATTAGATAATTTCGGATTACAATTACCTGGCGCTTACTACGTTGGTTCAATAACATCGGAACCTTCTTATGCGACATCTCCAATTAATGCAGTTCCAATCGATGTTTATGGAAGAGACACTCAAGCACCTGTTTACGGACCTGATGTTTTGGGTAAAGACTATGAAGGAAACGAAGGTAAATTAAATTTCGGTTTGAAATCCGTTGCTGTCATTGACCAAGGTAATTTGGAAAGTGATATGATTTGGGTATCACCCAAATATAAAGCAGGACAAAGCAAATTTTACTCCACAGAGATACCGTTTAAACCAGGTTCGATTTTAGATGACACACAAAGATTAATTGAGTCAGCGGACAGATTACAAGGAGAACAAAGGTTCAAACATGTAGGAAATGCTATCAACCAAATCAGTAAAATATTCAATGACGGATATAAACAAATAACTAAAGGGTCAAGAGTGGTTACTTATAAAGACCCACTATTTGAAAAAAAGGTTGGTGAGGAATATTGTAGAGTTTTCACAAAGGCTGACACTTATAGTACTTACGAGAGATTACAAAAACCTGAAGGTATTTCAGGATATGGAAGAAGATTTCAAAACACAATATTAGATAATACATATAATCTTAACATAGCCCCTTTGAAAGGTGCAAATTCAACAAATGTCGGTCCTAATTCTGTCACGAAGTATATGTTTTCTTTAGAAAACTTGGCTTGGAAGTCGGGTGCTAGAAAAGGATATACATATCAAGATTTACCTACTTGTGAGAAGGGACCGAATGGAGGAAGAATTATGTGGTTCCCACCATACGGACTAACGTTCAATGATTCATCCAACGCAAATTGGGATGAAAAGGCATTTCTTGGTAGACCCGAACCCATATATACCTATAAAAATACTTCACGTACAGGTAGTTTGACTTGGAAAATAGTTGTCGACCACCCTTCAGTTCTAAATATATTAGTAAATAAAGTGTTGGCAAATGAGACGCCTATCGATGCTAATAAAATGTTGGATTCATTTTTCGCTGGTTGTCAAAAATACGACCTTTATGATTTAGCCTCCAAGTACGGAACCGTAAATAGGTCTGTTTTCGAAGAAATACAGAAGATACTTAATACATCTCCAGACCAATACGAAGATATAAAAGAGCAGATTCCAATCAATCCCGTAACTCCAGCACAAGTAAATAGTGTAGAAGAGGAAGATAATTCCACTGTAGATTTACAAAAATATGTGGGATTGGGTTTTTATTTTGATAATAATATTCCACCACCGAACAACGGAACCACTTCGTCTGAAGATTACAATAGTTCGTATAATGGATATATAAATAGAAAATTAATCTACATAAATAAGGCTAAAAATGACCCTACAGGTGTTGGAAACTTTTTCGACCAAGTAATATCTTACAATTTTACAACTATTAAAGACCAAATGTTGGTTGATTTATATAATGTGTTGAAAGATGGTGGCACAGTTTCAATTAATATGATAGGGTCGGCTTCAGCAAGTGCCTCTGTAGATTACAATTTAAATTTATCAAAACGAAGGATTGATTCGGTAATAAAGTTTTTCAAAAACTACTCAGCAGGTGGCGATGAAGACCCGATAACTTTTAGTCAATTTATGGAAGACCAAAAATTAGTTATCAATGAAAATCCTGTTGGTGAAGAAACAAGTGTGGCACCTAAAGGACAGGGTGATAAATTTTACGATTCGAAAAATTGCAGTCAGAACCCAACGTATACTATAGGTACAAATTCAGGAAAAACTATGACGGACAGTGATGCTATTTACACGATAGAATCAATGGGTTGTAGAAGCGTAAGATTTGATTCAATTACGGTAACACCTGGTGAGAAAACAGAGCCGCCTGCCGCTGATAATGAAAATACTACTCCCGCTCAATTACAATTCGAGGAAAGAGTCACAGGTCAAAAAGTAATAAAGGGTAAAACCACAACTACTGTAAATGTAATACAAAGGCCTGGATTGTCTAAGAAAGTTCTTAGAGACTTACTAACAGAATGTGATTATTTTGAAGTTCTCAAAGCTGAAGACCCCTTTATATATGATGAATTGAGAAAAAAACTCAAAATTTTTTCACCATCATTCCACTCCATAACTCCTGAAGGACTCAATTCGAGACTGACATTCTTGAATCAATGTGTGAGACCAGGTGATACAATTCCAGTGATAGGTGAAGATGGCCAACCAATATATAACGATTCAGTGAACACCGCATTTGGTTCGCCACCAGTACTTGTCTTGAGGATTGGTGATTTCTACAACACTAAAATCATACCCAAAAACCTACAAATTACTTACGAACAAATTTATGATATGAATCCTGAAGGTATAGGATTTCAGCCTATGATTGCTAACGTAACCTTATCATTCGATTTTATTGGAGGACACGGTTTGGCAAAACCTGTGGAAGATTTGCAAAACGCACTATCTTTCAACTATTACGCTAATACAGAAATTTATGATGAAAGGTCAGTTGCAACTGAAGATGTGACCAGATTGGACGCTTTGATTGACGAGAAAAAGAAAATAAATGATGAAGTAAAAGGTTCACCCTCTGTAAATCCTCCTCAGAATGCCGGAGGAAAAACAATAGGAAACATAGATTCTAATATATTAGGTAAAACTTCACAAACGTTCTCCGATACCCAAGAAACAGGTCGATTGAGTTATAAACAAATCATGAAAGAAATAGTTGACCAGTCTCAAAGTTATTTCGGAACTGTAATTAGTAAATTAACATCTTTAGCTGAAAGTTATAATTATGGTGTAGTTAGAACTATTACAACAAAAAGAAGGTATACAAAAGGTGACATTGCTAGTGAAATAGATAATGAGTTGTTATTTGGAAAATGCTCAGAAACACAACAACAAATGAATAAATTGATTGATGATGTTAAAAACGATATAAACAATAATGACAATACAATAATCAAATTTTATTTGGACAAAGGATTTTCAACCGAAGGTACCGTAATAAGTTTAATAAAAACAAACATGTTAACATATGTTGAAAACATGAGACAGGATTTTGTTAATGGAATCGATATAGAATTGGAACAACTTTATTCTCAAGAACTAAGTTTGATATCGTTATTGGATAAGATGAACATAATTTATACATCAATAGATGGGAAAGTAACTAATTCGGGTAAAGTTGTTGTATATAATTTGACTGGTTCATCTCAGACCGATTTAACATCTGACTACGCCTTGATTCCCACACAATATGCCGATTTTCTACAATTTATATATGCCGAAGAAATCTTATCACAACCGGACTCAACATTTACCTATGAGTCAGATATTCTACAACAAGAATACGAACAAAGGTTTTTTATGTTAATGTCAAAAGTCTTTTTGGATAAAAATAATTTGGAAAGTTTCAAGAAGTTCTTGTTGCCCGATGGTAATAATATAGGAGGAAATTTAGTTACACTTCCGAAAAAACCTGATGATGTTATGGATAAAATTTTAGGATTGAGAATAATAGATGCTATCGACTTTAATTTGGGTGCCAACTCAATGCATGAAAATTTTTCCAAGGAACAAAAACAAAAGAATAAGAAATATAATTTGAAAATTAGGGCCGCGGTAAAATTCAATAAGTATGTAAATTTCTTCAATCCTTTTAATAAACTTTCTAATAAGAGAGTTTTGGACTATGTAAGTGCCGCATCACCAACTGAAGAGCAAAAACAAAAATTTTCAGATATTGCTTCTTCTTTAAATTTCGGAGATGAAAATAAATTTAATGGTAAGAAAAAATTTAATTAAAAATGGCATTGGAATACTATAACAGATATAATGAATTTTTGGTTAATGGTCAGCAAACGGTGGTCCCCTACGTTAAACTTACAATTAAGACCACTGATAGAACCTATATATACAAACAAGGTCAATCCCGTATGGATAAAGTTTCTCAACAATTTTATAATTCTCCCTTTTTTGGGTGGTTAATTATGATGGCTAACCCACAATTTTCGTCCAACGAATTCAATATACCAGATGGTACAGTATTGACAATACCATTTCCTTTATTAGCATCATTACAGGATTATAAAAGCGCGTTAGAAACACAATTCTATTACTATGGCAGATAATGGTGAAAATATTTTAGTTGAATTTGATTATCAGAATATATTTGTAATTGACCCAAATAAAATAATAGACTCTGATGGTAAACCAAAACAAAGGTTGGTAAGACATGAAGATTTAGTTATGTATGCCAACTTAGAGGCTGAGGTTATACCGAGAAGTAAACTCACAGTAGGTGTAGAAAATTCAGAAATTCAGACAGTATCTATTGCAAAAATTAATTTTTTGAATCCGAGTGGTGAAAAATATTTAACAAACGACTACATAGATTCGTTTATTACACCTCCGACTAATCAACAAGACAACTCAAAACAAAAACCAGGTTTTTTTAGGTCATACGAAGAGGACCCAAATATTAATAGTAATGGTGTCAAAGAGAGCTCTCTATTGGGTATAACCCAAATTCAGGTTAAAACTACCTTATCTTTCATGCCTGAGGTTTCGGTGACATTAGAAGATGTTAGGGGTAGGGCTTTGTTTGAATTAGGAGATAAGTCTCCATACGCATCCTTTTTCAATTTACCGTATCCTAAGTTTTATTTGACAATGAAAGGATTTTATGGTCAAGCTATACGTTATCAACTCATGTTGCAAAATTTTAATGCAAGTTTTGATACAAGCTCAGGAAATTTTGTTGTCAGATTAAAATTTTTAACGTACAAATATTCCATGTTATCTGAGGTGACTATGGCGTATTTGATGGCAGTGCCTTACATGTTTAAATCAAATATAGAGATTAAACAACCCCAATCTAATCCTATAAATAATTTAGCCAATCTTTCGAGTGGAGAAGTTTATGGAGGATATGAAAAAATTTCACAAGTATATGACGAGTATATTGCTAAAGGATTGATACCCTCAGATTTTCCTAAACTGACATTGGTTCAGTTTCAAAAAAAACTTGAAACCTTTATCAAAGAAGTTTTACAAAAATTCGGTGAAATCAATGTACAACCTCTTACTGATATAGATGCTTTTAATAATGATTTGATAAACTATCAGAAGGAAGTCTTTAGTACGGAACCGAATGAAGACCCAAATAAGGGTTCTTGGTTTAACAAATACATAGACAAACAGAGTGTAATAATTACAAAAGATAAACAAAGAGTTTACAAACTAAAAAAACTTTCACCACAAGAAGCCATAAATGCTACAACAGAATTATGTAATATTTTAACACTAAATAATAAAAAACTCGATGATAACCCACAATGCGGAAAAAATAAAGACTATGAGGTAAGAAATCTAATAGACTATGAAAAAAATTTCGTAAAAATTAATATAAAAACAATTTCTGATTTACCCGAATGGATAGAATTTAAATTAGAACCTGAAAAAGTTGATTACGATGCAACTTACCTTGCGCAAGGAAACGTGGCATCTACTAATCCATCCCTGACGGGTACCGCAGAACTATTCAAAGCTAGTTTGAAAGCCGAAGTTTCTCTAAACTTTACCAATACTGGTTCAACTTCTTTTTATTACATTTTTGAAGGAAAAACCATAGAGGGTAAAGATGCATTTATAGAAAGAACAAAAAAAATGAGTAAAGAATTTTCTCAGAAGAGAAATGACTTTATGAAAAATGTAACTGATTTACTGAACAAATTACTTAAAGATGGGAGTGTTTTTTCAATAGGATTTATACCAACAATAAGAAATGTTCTTGCTGTATTTTTTGCAAATGGAGAGGCTTTTCTGAGACTTATGGATGAAGTTCATAAAAAAGCATTTGACCAAAAAGATAGTGAAATCAGAAAAAGTACGATTTTGAATAAGGTTAACTCCGATTCTAATAATACATTTGTCTATCCATGGCCACAATATATTGTGGAAAGTAATATCGATGGAGAAAACGTTTTTGAAATCAAATATCCTGGTGATGCTAATAATGCTGCTATAACACAATCATATAGATATGATGTTTGGCCTGAAGTAGAGTTTGTAGAGGAATTGATAAAAGGGTATACAATGAAACTTACTGATATTCCTGTCGAAAGTTTACCTGACCCAAATACAGAATCCGTTACAAGATTGATGTTAAATGCGATAGAGTACCCATTCTCAAATGAACCTTACTTGAATAAAGAGGAAATCAAATTCATATATGAATTATGGGAAAGAATGAGTTTTATCGTTAATTATAGTAGATTAAATAGAGGAAACCCTTTAGCCGAATCAATTCACGAAGTAATCGGAGAAACAGAATTTACCAATGTTTCTAATTCTTTAGGTACAACAAATGTATTTCTGATTAAGAAACTAAAAGAATTTGCAATCAATTCAAGTAATATTACAACAATTTTATCTCGAATATCAAACTCAGGTGAAGGAGGTCTTTGGCAAACATATTCTAGAGGTATTTACACAACTCCATATATAGAAAATTACTCAAAAAACGATTGGTATTTTTACGATAGTACAATCTTTAACAAGATTAACGACGCGGACCAGTCGTCTAATAGTATACCAAACTTAGATAAGATACAAAAGTATGTCAAAAGTACAACTGTGGATACACCCGATTTTTTAGACACTTACCCATTTACGGATTTGGATTATTTAAAATCAAATGTCTCAAATGGAGAGTCTCTACAAAATGTAGAAACTTTCTTTGATACAAGAAAGGTTTTGGAGTATGACGGATTCAAAAAAGTCGTTAGTAATTTTTTACAAATAGATGGCTCTAAATCAAAAAGACCATTTACACATTTCAATTTTACAAACAAAACAAATCCAAATTTTACACCAACTGGTGGTATAGTTGATACTACTACCTTGAAAAATTTCTACACCAATAGGATTGGTACAAATGTAAAAGAACAATTTACAACAGAGGGTTCAGTATCCTATTCGAATTATAGTGGACAAACAAACGCTATTCAAACAACATCAATGTTGAACACACCATATTTCATAAATTCTATTCAACAAGGAGTTAATAGGGTAAAGTTAGGTTTAAATAATCCATTTGTTAAATCGGCTTATTTATTTTTGAACTCTTTACCATTGAGTACAGTAAGTGAAAAGTATAAAAATTATAGTGGAACAGATACCGAAAACCTTAATTATATTTTTTCGTGTTTCAAGAAGTTTTCAGGAATACACAAAATACCATATTCTTTAGTATTGAAGTATGGCTCGATATGGCATAGATATAAAAAATATATCCAAGATGGTGTTGATATATTGGATGACGTTTGGACAGACTTTAATTACCTTGAAAATTACGACCCAATCTCATCGGCACAAACCAAAACATATTATTTCACAGGTATTGGGGAAACAACTGGAACTTCCATAACACTTCAAAACGAAATATCTGCGGGTACAAATGTGAGGTCAGTATATAATTTAGGATTTTATCCCAAACTAATAAATGACTTTTCATTTTTCTTTGATGGGTATGATGTAATTTCAGGTAATACGTATACTAATGAAGACATACAAAGTGCTATTGACACATATAATCTACAAATCAAAAGGGAAGGGCTTGCAAATTTAAGTCAAGGATTTGATTCATCAAATACAGGTAGAACACTTACGATGAATTATTGGTCAGTTTATCTACCTAACTCGACTAAAGACTCTATCTACTTAATGCCATCATTTGGAAATACGTTCAACCAAACATTTAATGAGTGTTTCGATAATATAAGTTCAACGGCGTCATCACCCAATTTGAAAATTGAACTTAATAATAATAAAAATATGTATAATGGTTCTGCAAGATTATTTTGGTCGGCACCAAATTATGGTTATTTTGATAATGAAAAAGTTAGTAAACCAGCACCTGACGAATACTTTAAAAAAATATATACAAATACTGATAGCCAAGAAAACTTTTTTATAGGTCAATCAAATTATAATTCCAAAATCTATGATATGATTCCTACTTTCAAAAAGGAAATTTTAGATTATTTTGAAGACCTGTTCCTTAAGTTTACCGCAAACAGATTTGATTTCAAACCTATGACTGATACACCAGTGCAAGGGTCTTTTACAGATATCGAAAATCAATATCAAAATTTCCATATGTTGTTTAGGAGTATGTTTGAAATAACATTGAATAGTGGTCAAACAGGTATTGATGATATTGACTCAGCGAAAGAACAACAATTTAATAATTTCCAATCGCAAATAGAAAGTTTCATTAACTATGATGTCTTACTCAAAATAGGAAATTCAAGTCAATATGATAGAAGAGTTTTTCTATCATTGTTGAACGATACAAATAATATCGAAGCAGGTACCGATAGTGTAATTGACCCAATTGAGTTCGGTTTCTACAGTGAAAAAACTCCTGATGCGCTCCCGACAGCGGATAATGGTGTTACAATTGCGGCTTCTAAAATCCTGTACCCTGAAGCGTGGAAGGCCCTCGAACTGTATGTCGGAAATACAAGCATAGAAAAAATAAAATTCAAAGACACTGGTTCAACCGTGTTTGATTTTTTTATTGATGTTAATATAGAATTCACTGAAAATGCAATTTCCAAACTTTATCCATTGATAAGAGTTTATGCGACAAAAAAATCTCAAGACGAAACATATAGTTATGAAAAATTTATAAATGAATTGAATGAATTTGTTTTAGGAACAATACAATATCAAAATCAGAGTTTTGATTATATGTTAAAAAAGTTGAATACTTCTTTACCGACAGTAAATGAAACACCGGTAAGAGAAGTTGTTAGTCAACTTTTCGGTAGTCAGGCTAAAGTTGAACTTTGGGAAACATTGAAAGCTTTGAATGATAAATGGATAGCGGGAATTGACTTAACAAGAAGAACTCTGTTTGAGGATGTTTTACTCTTGGATAGAGCTAGTAGAGACATTGGAGATAAAATCATAATAGACATAAACAAATTGAATGATTTGTTATCCAATCTTAACATGAAGAGTAATCTATTAGCGTATGTAAAAAGTATTTTACAAGAAAACAACTTTCAAATGATGCCATTACCATCTTACGTAAATTTTTATAACGTGGATACACCTATAAAGAACGTGGAACCTAAATTGGAGGGTAATTTGGAATTCGCAAATGCTTTATTCGGAACATTTAAAAATGTTGATTATAGGAAATCAACTTCAAAAATGGTATGTCTTTATGCCGGTAAACCATCAGAGCACTTGGATTTGAAAGGGGAATATAGATTCAAAAATGACGGATTTAAGTTGGAAAGATTGGGTGAAGTGCCCATCACAGAAAATCAATCGAACAAACAAGATTGGGCGATGTCCAATAGGGTTGTGGGATTTAACGTAGACATTGGTACTACAAATCAAGGTGTCTTCACAAATTTTTCAGTATCTCAAGATGCGGGTAAAGCAACATCAGAATCATTAGCAACAATTTCTGACATGGCAAGTTCTGCTTCAGGTAAAAGAAGTTCTACACAAAATGTTTCGCTTTACAATTTATATAAAAACAGGTCATATTCTTGTTCGGTTAGTATGATGGGTAATGCACTAATACAACCGACCATGTACTTCAATCTGAGGCATGTACCTATGTTTAGTGGACCCTATATGATAATGGAGGTTGAACATAATATAACACCAGGAACTTTCGACACAAATTTCAAGGGTATCAGACAGGCAATTTACTCTTTACCAAAATTGGATTCATATATACAAAGTATGAGGGAAAGTTTGATAACTTCTATCATTGATAAGTTCAAACAAAACAAGGATACACCAAACCAAACCTCCGCAAACACACCTCAACAACAAGTTCAAGCGGGTACTAATAACACAAACCAACTTGAAGTTAATCCTAATGGAGATTGTGTCAGAAATTCTGCCTACGAATTATATGAACAGACCACACCGGTATTGAAACAAATTAATTTCAAAAATGCACTCGATACTCTGACTGCAAGCACTTCATCACAAATTACAAATGAGACTACACGAACAAAAGTTAATTATTTAGTTTGGTCAATTATGTATTTGGCTAGTTCGACACCTCAAGGATTCAAAGGATATAATTGGAATTTAGCGGCACTTAAATTAAATGTAAAAGAAAATGATAAAGAATTTGATTATGGTAGTAGAAATGCATTTTTAGAGAACAAATTTTTCTGTTTACAAAGTAATAATGTTCAAAATGCCTTTGCATCATTTTTAGATTTCAATAATTTTATTGCCTTCATGGTATCCTCACTTTCTTCAAGGGCAAATGAAGTGGCAAAATTTAGAAGTGGTGGTGTTTTCACAAAAACTGAAGACGAAATGGCCGAAAACTTTGCAAAGTTTATTACAAATTTATGGCCGAATAAAAAAATAGACGACGTCTTTACAAAACAAAAAGACACCGATGCAATAAAAAATAGAATCAAAATAATCAAAGAAGCAATTTCTAATGCAAAAAGTTTAGGGTTGTAATTTATGGTAAATGAAGATATTTATATAAAAAAAATATTATGAGCTCAGTGAAAAACATATTGGATAGTTATCTTGGTAAAAACACAAGGATATCCGAAAAAGATTTAGGAAATGGTTCCAAACAAGTTTGTGATTTGGACAGCGGTGAATGTTATACCGTAAGAATGAAAGATGGTCTTATCGAAAGAGTAGACAATACAATGAATCAATCTAAGAAAATTCAGGTTGAGACCGCAACAGGAATAAAACAATTATTGAATGGATAAAAAAATGAGAGTAGACGAAAAAATTTTAGAAGAACTTAGACGATATAATCAAATAAATAGATATATCACAGAACAAGAAGCGTTGGATGTTCCCCCACCAGCAGACGCACCACCTGCAGACCCTTTAGCGGCGGCAGACCCTGCAGCGGCTGGAACACCTCCTCCTGGTGGAGCAGCACCTGCACCTCCTGCGCCTCCTGCAGAACCAACACCAATCGACCCAGCAACAGACCCTGATGTTGAAAAAATCGGACCTGAAGGGAGCACAGAAGAAGAAGGTGAAGGAACAGAAGAAATGGATATAACTGATTTGGTGACATCTCAACAAAATATTGAATCAAAACAAGAGGAATATTTTAACAATCTATTTTCACAATTAGAAACACTACAAAGCAAATTAGGTGAAATGGACAAATTAGTTTCTAAAATAGATTCATTAGAAGCCAAGGTTGAAAAATACAGACCAAAATCGGCTCAAGAAAAACTTGAATTAAGAAGTTTGGATTCAGGACCTTACAATCAGAAACTTTCAGATTTCTTCGTAGATAAAGAAGAAGAAATGGAAAAATCAGGAAAAAATGAATATGTTTTAACAACTGATGAGG